TTGTTATTCTTGTGGAGCAGAGGGGCCTGAGTACGAAGTAGTAGACTATCAAAGGGTCTGTGCTGTTTGTGGAGAACCTGCTGTAATGACAGTAGTAGAAGTAATTGATTTACTAAATGACCTTAGATTAAAGGGGTTGATTAAGGATGCTATCATGGCTGAACATGTTGACGAAGACTACGGAGTTAAAGAGTTAGACTTTGAAGAGGACCAAGGTGAGTTAGAACATTCCTTCAGGGCTTTTGAGAAAGACTTTAAAGATGAGTATGGAGAAGACTATGATTAATCCGATAGCTTTAACTTTAGTAGGCCTTATGACAGTAGTGACAGCTAACGCAGCACCTCAGGAGGTAGTAACTGAGGTAACAAAAGGGGTGTTCATTACTTTAACAACCACCCCATGTACTATGTATGAAGCACCTCCTAATATATTTCTGTTCCAAGCCCATGCTGTAGATGAGAATATTAAGCAAAAGGCAGAGGGTTGTTTTTCAGTGGAGCAAGATGGTAATGTGGTTATTAACTTAGTCAACACGAAGAACAACAATCAGTATGGGTATGTACTACCTATAGATATTTTTAAGGAAGTTGGGTATCTTTAACCCATGACAAATTGACACAGGTTGGAAGGAATAGTAAAATGAATGTTTTAAAAAAAGGTATTTCGGTGTTAGTGTCAATATGTCTATTTACTGGGTTTGTATATACATGTTTTTGGGTGGCTAAGAACTTCAGCTACTATTTTATGTATGATAATTTAGTACAAGAGACTATCATCGAGAATGTAAAAGCGGAATGTTTAATTATAAATAAGGAGTAGTACAATGAAAAGATTATTAATAGCAACAGCACTACTTATAACATCACTAGGTGCATATGCAGTGTGTACTTCTAACACTTTCATCGACCCTAGTGGTAAGGTGGTTATGTGTACCACTTGTTGCTTTGGTGCAAGTTGCACCACCACTTGTTATTAGAAAGGATTAGACTATGAAAATATTTAAAGAGGACTATGATATATCCATCACATCTATAGACAAGGACTCATTTAAAATAAGAGATGAATTACTAAACCGAATCACAGAGAGCATCTTTGATACCAGAGAAAAAGTGTTGAGAGATAAGTTAATTGATATGGGATGGACACCTCCAACAGAAGTTAAATTCAAAGTAGGTGATGCGGTTAGGTCTAGTGAAAATGGCACGGGTATTGTTAAAGAGTATAACGAAAGAGAGCCTTACCCTGTTTGGGTTGTGTTTGACGCTAAATGTGGGGTTAGTTACACAGATGACGGCAGGAGCTACAAAAGCAAAACTATCACTTTAACTAAGGATTAGACTATGAGTAAACGAATTATAGTGATACCAGATACACAGGTTAAGTTGGGTGTACCAATGGACCATCTTAGGTGGGCTGGAGAGTACATTGCAGAGCTTAAGCCAGATTACATTGTACATATCGGAGACCATTGGGATATGCCTAGCCTCTCCTCTTATGACAAAGGCAAAAAGTCTTTTGAGGGTAGACGTTATAAGGATGACATAAGCTCAGGTAATGAAGCAATGGACATACTACTAGCACCTATCAAGAAAGAAATGAAGAGATTGAAGCGAGGTAAGAAGAAGCAGTGGACACCTAGATTAGTATACTGTATGGGTAACCATGAAGAACGTATCAACAGGGCAGTAGAGTATGATGCTATCTTAGAGGATGTTATCGGTTATAAAGATTTAAACTTAGGTGATTGGGAAGTGTATGATTACCTAGAGCCAGTTATCTTAGAGGGTGTAGCATTTGCCCACTACTTTACTTCAGGTGTAATGGGTAGACCAGTAGCAAGTGCAAGAGCTTTACTAACTAAAAAAATGATGAGTTGTGTCATGGGTCATGTTCAAGATAGAGACATAGCATTTGGTAAGCGTGGGGATGGTGCTAGGGTAACAGGGTTGTTTGCAGGTATCTTCTACCAACACGATGAGAACTACTTAGGTCATCAAGGTAATGGTTCTTGGAAGGGTATCTGGACATTGAATGAAGTAAACAATGGTAGCTTCGATGAGATGCCTATTAGTATTAGATACTTGGAGGATAAGTATGCACGACAGGACTAACAACCCAGACTGGTTCCTAGACAAAGTAAGGAAGACAAAAATGACAGAGAAGACAAAGGAAGTAGTAACTAAGGCTTTTAAAGATATACAAGTAGGTGGTGACCACTATAAGAAGTACACCATCCAACCTTGGGATATTGTAGATGAGTATAAACTAGGGTTCTATGCAGGTAACGCCCTGAAGTACCTACTACGAGATAAAGATAATAAGAAGCAAGACCTAGAGAAAGCTAGACACTATATAGATAAGATGATTGGAGACCTACGTGAGTGAAAGCATGGGTAGATACATTACCACCAATCAATTTATACAACTACAAAATAAAAAGGGAATACACAATGGACAATTCACAAGAGCTCTTATCAAACATTACAGTCTTCAACAAGTACGCAAAGTATGTTGACGGACTTGAGCGTAGAGAGACATGGGCAGAGCTAGTTGACCGTAACCTTGACATGCACGTACGTAAGTACCCAGACTTTGAAGGAGAGATAGTAGCAGCTTACAAGTTTGTATACGCCAAACAAGTCTTACCTTCTATGCGTAGCTTACAATTTGGTGGAAGACCTATTGAGTTGAGCAACAACCGTATGTTCAACTGTGCTTTCTCAGCGGTAGACCATCCTGCTGTGTTTAGTGAGACTATGTTTAATCTACTAGGTGGTAGTGGTGTAGGCTACTCAGTACAGAAGCGTCACACAGAGCAGCTACCAACCATTGTAGGGCCTCTAGAGCGTCAACGTAGGTTCTTAGTAGGGGATTCAATTGAAGGCTGGGCAGATGCCGTTAAAGTGCTAATCAAGGCATACACTAAAGGTAAGAGTGACCCACAGTTTGACTTCCGAGACATTAGACATAAGGGTGCTAGGTTAGTAACAAGTGGTGGTAAAGCTCCTGGACCAGACCCATTACGTATCTGCTTAGATAAGTTACGTAGTGTACTTAATGATGCAGTGGGTAGAAAACTACAACCACTAGAAGTACATGATATGATTTGTCACATTGCAGATGCAGTATTAACTGGTGGTATTCGTAGAGCAGCTTTAATTAGTCTCTTTGACAAAGATGATTTAGACATGCTATCTGCTAAGGCAGGAAATTGGTGGGAGTTAAACCCTCAACGTGGTAGAGCTAACAACTCTGTGGTGTTACACCGAGATGATACCACTGAGGATGAGTGGAAGGATATCTGGAAGAAGGTAGAAGACTCAGGTAGTGGTGAGCCAGGTGTGTTCTGGACTAACAACTATGACATGGGTACAAACCCATGTGCAGAGATTGCACTTAACTCTGACCAATACTGCAACTTAGTTGAGACTGATGTAAGTGACGTGACTACACAAGACGAGTTAAACAGACGAGTGAAAGCCGCTACTTTAATCGGCACACTACAAGCTGGGTACACAGACTTCCACTACCTTCGCTCTGTATGGAAAGAGACAACAGAGAGAGAAGGCCTACTAGGTGTGTCTATGACTGGGATTGGAAGTGGAGCTGTTCTAAAATTAGACCTGAAAGAGTCTGCAGAAATAGCTAAAGAGGAGAACGCACGTGTTGCTAACCTTATTGGTATTAATATCAGTTATCGGATTACTACTGTTAAACCTGCGGGAACTACCTCACTGGTCTTGGGTTCAAGCAGTGGCATACACGCTTGGCATAATGACTATTATATTCGTCGTATGCGTGTTGGTAAGAACGAGCCACTATATGCCTACATGAAGTCTAAAGTACCAGACCTAATTGAAGACTGTGTTCATAAGCCTCACCTAGAAGCAGTCATGAGCTTCCCACAGAAAGCACCTAAAGGGGCTATGTTAAGGACTGAGAGCTACAAAGACTTACTAGAACGAGTACGGAGATTTAATCAGGAGTGGGTTGGCAATGGTCATAACAAAGGGGATAACCAACACAATGTAAGTTGTACTATCTCATTGAAAGATGATGAGTGGGAAGAGTGTGGACAATGGATGTGGGATAACCGAGAAGAGTATACAGGTATTTCTGTACTACCATACAACGGGGGAACATATCAGCAAGCACCCTTCACAGATTGTACAGAGGATGAGTACCTAGAGATGTATCAACAGTTAGCTAAGATTGACTTAACCGAGGTAGTAGAAGTTGAGGATAATACAGAAGCTAAAGATAACCTTGCATGTAGTGGTGGTTCTTGTGAAATTTAATCGAAAGGAATAGATAATGAAATATCACGGTGCGTCATGGAGTTGGATATCAGGGATGGGGTTGGGGGTTGAGTTTCCACCCAATCCTTCAACAGACATTTCATTCATTATGACATTAGACCTCGTTATTGTGAGGGTAGTATATTATGTATTTAAAATAGAATAGAGAAGGGGGGCTTAATTGCCCCCTTTTTCTTCTCTTCTTTTATTTGTAGTTACCCTTACTGTTGTAACCCATCTCTCTCATTTTAATCATAACAGCTTTAGTTACAATCCCTTTCTTAAAGAGTTCGTTCAGTTCCTTTGGATTGTTTCCTATTGTCTTAATAGCATACTCAGCTCTCTCTTCAAGAGACAACCCCTTGACTACAGCATCATAAGCAGAGACCCCTCTCACTTTAGCTTTCCTATTAGCCACGTATCTATTCTTTAAAGCTTTAGCTAGGTTCGCATCTGTCTTAAAGACTTCCCCCACTTTCTTACTAAACTCTTTAGGTGTAGCAGTGTCTAACCCTAACTCAGTAAAGATGTCAGCAGTAGTTGGTTCTTTGTCAGGGGCAGGGATATTGATTCTACCTTCTAACAAACTTAAGATATCAGAACCTTTTGTACCAGCTTCTTTTAATACACTGATGATTCTATCTTGGTCATAGCCTAGCTTCCTCATACTACTTATATTCTCTAATACATTTTTCATGTTGGCAGTATAGTCAACTGAAGCTGCTTCGTATGCTATAGCCATTGCTTGTGGGCTATCCTCTGCCTTGTTCCTCATAGAGTTATAAGCACCAAAAGAATCTCTACCAGCAAAGATGTTAGACCTAACAGTTTGTACTGAACGCTCTTCAATATCAAACTTATTATTTCTAATACCTACTAGCCTTAAAGCCATCTCTTCTCTAGTAAACTCTGGGTCTAAGCCCCTCTCAAACTCCCTAAATACTCCAGGCTCAAGTAGTTTATAGAGGACATGAGCGACTCTCTTACGAGTATTCACTACCTTGTCTGGGGAGTTAGAGATAGTTCTACCATACTCATCCCTGTTTGCTAGACCGTCAGCGACTTCTCTGAATACAAAGGAACCCTCACCTACAAAGTACTCAGACAAACCATTTGCTATATCAGTTGCTGGGTCATCCCCTAAGCCAGCATTAACAAGGTCTGCTATCATAGCATGGGGAGATAGGTAGGATAAGTTCATGTACTCTCCAGACTCACCATCCTCACTCATTTTAAAACTAAGAGATTTATTTTTATCCCAAGGAGCTACGACAAGATTGTTTAGTACTTTCTCCTTGTCTTCAGTGACCCCCTCCTTCTCATTGTACGCTCTTCTGCCAGCTTCTGTTGCACCTACTACTGTAGCTAGAGAAGCAAGACGTTTAGCTCCCTCTAGTTTCATAGCAGCAATGTTAGGCTTGTTTGTAATACCTAACTCTGTCCCAAACGTACCCGTCATCATCTGCTTTGCTACCTTTACTTGGTTTGTAATATTTCTAGCAAACTCTAAAGTAAAAGAAGCAAACTGTGGCATAAAGCCTATACGAGAAAGGGTCTTAGCTGTATCATTTAGCCTAGCGTAGTTCTGGAAGGTATCATTTGTTAGGTCAGCAGCTCTTTGTTTAATACCTTCACTATCCATATCAGGGAACAGCTTGCCTACTACTGCCCTATTATGAACCCACACTTGGTATCTAGCAGCAGTATCCGTAGCAGAGTAGACTTTACCTACAGGTGCGAGCTTCTCTCCAATAGCTGTAGAGATTTTACCTGCATCTAGTGTATCCCTAACATCAGAGACTAAGATATTAGCATTAGAAATACCAAACCTTTCCATGTCTCTCATGTCAGTAAGGATAGCTTTCCTAGCTTTTGGGCTAGCCCCACTCGCTAAGTCTTCTACTATATTAAACTCAGACAAAGCAAGTTTAAGACCCTTGAAGTAAGCCCTGCTAGGGACAACACCCATACCTAACATAGTAGCCATACCACCATACGCATTGACTGCGTAAGAGGAAGGGTTAAATAGAACCTTGGTAGCCTTAGCAACACCAGTACCAGCAAACCAAAAGTCCTGTATACCTTCTAAGAGGTCATTAGCAGGTTTCTGTTCTTTAGCAAGGTAGTCCTTAATTAAAGATTTGTTAATAGCAGGTGGTACAT